TTAGTGACTACAGTTGTCGTAGGACAAATAGTAGCACTTAGAAGGAGGTTCGGCAAATGAAATTAATTAAAGGTTTATTGTCAGACCTAGCCAATCAGATTTGGACTTTCGTTGGTCTATTCTCTGCATGGTTAGTTTTGACGGGATCTGCAAAGACAGTTGTTGGAGATGCAATTCTTATCTCTATCTTCTTATGGATTGCAACATATAGATTAAGAAATCCAAAGGGAAAGGAGTAATAAATGGCTAAAGTAATACAAGAACCAGAACAACTTGGAAGTGGTGTAACAGCAAGCGTAACTAATGTACTTGCCAGAATAGTGGCAGTATTTGCTGCTTCTGGTTTAAGCATCATAGGTGCTGGTGCAGTTGTTGGCATAAGCACAATTAAGGCAGTGATTTTAGCAGGAACTTTAGGAGTAGCCACAGTAGTTGAAAAACTTGCTCGTGGATTCTTAGATGATGGTAAACTAACTGTTAAAGAAATTAATGCTGCATTTAAATCTGTAGACAAGAAAGCAATAGATTAATGCTTAATAAAATATCTAAATATATTAAAAAACATCCGTCAAGAGTCTCTGGGTATATTTCAGCTTTAATTATTTATTTAAATAAAAGCTTTCCAAATATACCCATAGAGATTATTATTCCCACAGTCATGTTTGTTATTGGCATGGGGGAATCAGTTCAGAGGGTGGAAAATAAAAAGACACTAAAAGCATTATATACAGATAATGATCCCAAAAAACCAGATGATGAAATATTGGCTGAATTATAGTAAATAAGGTATAATTAGTGTATGCCATATAATATTAGACGTGAAGGTAATAAGTATCAAGTAGTAGTTACTGCTACTGGTAAGGTTGTTGGAACACATCCGTCTAAAGCCCAGGCTCAGGCACAATTAGGTGCTTTATATACAAACGTACCAGATGTAAAGAAAATGATATTTACAGGTGGAGACGGTTGGTCAATTGAATTTAATACTCCAGATTGTCAGCATGGATATGCTATAATGAAGTCTGGAACGGGTCAATCAATAGGCTGCTACTTGACTAGGGCAGAAGCAGAAGAGGCTCTTAAAGGCCTAGATAACCCCAAAATAGACCTACTCAGCGATGAGGTTAGGACAACTAAAACCCCAGAGGAATATAAGGAGAATAACGTAGTGAATAAATGTATGACATGCGGATGTGATGATTTAGGAAATGATCATCATTATATTTCTGATGAAGAAAAGTGTTTAAGTTGCATGACCAAGGGTCAAGGTCCTTGTTGGGATGGCTATGAGTATGCAGGTACAAAAGAAAAGAACGGTAAAACTGTTCCAGACTGCATCCCTAAAGAAGTAAAGAAATCAGATTCTGGCTATAAACCAAATGCAGGCATGAAGGCTGCAGCACACAAAGCAATTAAATGGAAAGAAGACGGCAAAGCAACTGGAGCTGGTCCAGCTGTAGGTTGGGGCAGAGCCCGTCAAATTGTTAACGGAGAATCTTTAAGTCTTGATACTGTAAAGCGTATGTATTCATTCTTCTCACGTCATGAAGTTGACAAGCAGGGTAAAGAGTGGGATAAGCCTTCACATGGTAAAGTTATGTGGTACGCATGGGGCGGAGATGCAGGATATGCATGGTCTCGTGCAATTGTTGAAAGAGAAAAGAATATGGAAAAAGGTGATTCAATTTGGTCTGGTGTTTTTGCACCATCAAATAAAGGTCAAATGGGTCCAGAATTTAATTCAACAATGCAAGACGCAAGATACTATTTCCCGTCAAGAGCGACATATGAAAACGATGGCAAGCCATCTGCGGGGTACGGAAACAGATCTTCTAACAACACAACTATTTGACAATAACTCTAACAGTTTGATATAATGTATATACAGGTTGCCTATAGGGGCCTGAATTTAAATAACTCGCTTAAAAGGAGCAAATTATGACAAACAACCTATGGGATCTTTTTAATGATCCCTTTTTTATTGGCTATAATCGCCAAATAGCACAGATGAATCAAGTTCATCAAAACGCAATTAATCAATCATACCCACCATTTAACATCATTAAAATTGATGATGATAACTTCTGTATTGATATAGCGGTGGCGGGATTCTCAAAAGATGACCTATCCGTATCTGTAGAAGATCAAACTCTTACTGTAAAGGGAGATATTGAAACAGATAAAGAAGATAAGTTTATTCACAAGGGGATTGCAACACGTAAATTTACCCGCACATTTTCATTAGCTGAATATATCGAAGTTAAGAGTGCAGAAGTTGAAAATGGAATGCTTTGTATTATGCTTGAAAGAGAAGTACCAGAAGCAAAAAAGCCAAAGCAAATCAAAATCAAATAGTTGACATAATAAATAACCACCTAGTATAATATACATAGTACGGTAAGCAACACTTTCTTAGGATGGAATAGTTACATATTACATACATGAGACCTGGTATGGGATTCGTGGTGGATCTGGGTCATTCATGCAGTTAGGAAATTTGCTTACCGTACCTTTTTTGGGGAATAGCTCAGTCGGCAGAGCGGGGCACTGTTAATGCCTAGGTCACAGGTTCGAGCCCTGTTTTCCCAGCGGAATGTGGCTGGCTGGTGGTCAGATGGTGGCTTATATCCTCCCTAGAGTTGCGTTCAATTCGCAAACATTCTACCAAGGAACAGTAGCTTAGTTGGTCAAAGCCCCGAACTCATAATTCGGTAATCGTCAGTTCAAGTCTGACCTGTTCCACTAAGATCTCATAGATCAATTGGTTAGATCGCCACCCTGTCACGGTGGAGGTTGCGGGTTCAAGTCCCGTTGAGATCGCAAGGCGTAAGCCTTCTTATATAAGGAGTAATATGAAGACAGTAGGAGATAAGTTAGGAAACTTTAATGTTGTTGGCGTGAGGCCAGGAGCATTAAATTATGATGATTCTTCTTTTGAGAATTTAAATCAAGATTCTTTCCCTAAAAAGTGGAAGATTATTGTATTTTATCCAAAAGATTTTACATTTGTATGCCCCACAGAAATTGTTGCATACGATAAGTTAGTTAATGATTTTAAAGACCGTGATGCAGTACTTATGACGGGTTCAGTTGATAACGAGTTCTGCAAGGTTGCATGGCGAAATAATCATGGAGATCTTGCTAAAACAAATTCATGGTCATTTGCTGATTCAGCCCGTGAACTTTCATCAGATTTAGGTATTATTACCCCGCAAGGAGTCGCACTTCGTGCAACATTTATTGTTGACCCAGAAAATGTAATTCAGCACATTACAGTAAACAACTTGGATGTTGGTCGTAATGCAGATGAAGCACTACGTGTTTTGGATGCGCTTCAGACTGGTGAGCTTTGTGCTTGCAATCGTCCACTCGGAGGAGAAACTCTCTAATGTCTTGGGTTGATCAACTAAAAGATTCTTTGCCAGAGTATGCAAAAGATATTAAGTTGAACTTAGATGCTGTGGTCAATCGTTCTACGATTGACCCAGATCAAGTTACTTATTTAGCCATAGCTGCTGCTTTTGCAACGGGTAACGGAAAGCTTTTAGCATTTATTGCTGCAGGGGCTACAGATGAAGTAGAAAAAAATGCTGCTTTAACTGCTGGTGCTTTGATGGCTCAAAACAATGTATGGTATCCTTACGTTGAAATGGCGGATGATTCTGCTTTGTCTGGTTTACCAGCACAGTTAAGAATGAATGCTATTGCATCACACGGTGGTACAACAAAAGCCAAATTTGAAGCATATTCATTAGCTTCATCAATTATTGGTAAGTGTCATTTCTGCGTAAAAGCGCATTATGAAACTCTCAAGCAAGAGGGATATACAGTAGAACAGTTGCGTGATATCGGAAGAATTGCAGCAACAGTTAATGCTTTAAGTAAAATTCTTTCTGCATAATAGGTTTCCCTTCGTAGCTCAGAGGATAGAGCGAGGCTCTTCTAAGGCCTGCGTCGCACGTTCGAATCGTGCCGAGGGGGCTTAGCCCCAGTAATCCAGTGGTAGAGATAGTGGACTTAAAATCCATACAGCGTTGGTTCGAATCCAACTTGGGGTACCATGTCCCTATAGCTCAGTTGGTAGAGCAGTTGCCTTTTAAGCAACGGGTCGCAGGATCGAGACCTGCTGGGGACACTAAAACTTGTAACTACTAATATAAAAGGATATACTATGAATATGACTATGACACAAGAAAAAGCAGAACGTGTACTAAGAGTAATTGATAGATGTGATGCATGTGGGTCACAAGCTTTTGTAATGGTTAAATTAATTAGCGGGGAATTGATGTTTTGTGGACATCATTACGTTAAGAATCAAGATAAGTTAAATAATCAAGCATATGAGATTATTGATGAGAGAGAGTATATCAACAACAAGCCCTCTCAATCTAGCAATTAATGATATAATAGGAGAATCATGCCAAGCAATACTGAAAAAATTAAAAAAGCACTAGAAATTAGACAGAAAAATCATAAAGGTCCAGGAGGCAAGCTTCCAGGATCTATGAACAAAAAGAAGACTGGATACGCAAAAACAAAGTGAAAAATAAGATAATCTTACTTAAAACCCTAAGTTGGTATTTGTTCCATTTTTCAATGGTAACAATTCTTGGTACAATTATTACTAGTGACTGGGCAGTAGGATTAAAATTGGCTTCCGCCGAAATGCTATTTGAAACAGCACTTTATTATTGGCACGAGCACTTGTGGATTTGGATTAAGGAGAAGTTAAAATGGATTTAGTAGAGGCATTAAAGAAACTACAAGCAGATATAGTAACTGCTTATTTTCAAATTCATGGATACCATTGGAACGTTGAGGGTATGCTTTTCCCAGAAATGCATCTTAAGTTCTTAGAAATTTACGAAGATGTGTATGAGTCTATTGACGATGTTTCAGAAATGTTAAGAAAACTTAATACTCCCGCTCCGCATATGCTAGAGCAATTTATGGAAAATAGAAACATATCATCAATTTATTTTGGAAACAATGCATTGGATCAAATCGAAAGCTTCTTAATGTCTAATGAAGTGTTGATTAATGATCTTCGTGTTGCCCATGCTGCTGCAGAAGCAGTGGGACAAATTGGTATCGCTAGTGATCTTGAGATCAGAGAGTCAGCACATCAAAAGTGGAACTGGCAGCTTTCCAGCACAATTAAAAAAACAGTCGTTTAACATTGACACGGTTATTTTCTAACTGTATAATATATCTATAACTACTAGAGAAAAGAATATAATGAAAAAGCTAATTACAATTTTGGCTGTATTGTTTGCTGCCATTTCAGTCCCAGTCCACGCTGTTACACCAAAGGTTTTAGTAATTATTGATAATGGTGTTGATATTCAGCATCCAGCAATTAAAAATAATATTATTTACGAAGTATGTGTGTCTGGATATAATGGTTGCCCTAATAAACAAAACTTTATGGAGGGAACTGGAGCAGCAACAGTTACCCCAGCGATGTATACAAATGCATCATGGAATCATGGAACAGAAGTTGCATCCGCTGCAGCACAAACGGATTCAAGTGTAAAGATTATTGAAATTCGTTGCGCTTCTTTGATCGGAACAAATGGTTATATCGGATGTAATCCTGATATGTTGACAACAGCGTTAAACTGGGTGCATCTAAATAAAGATAAGTTTAACATTGGCGCAGTTGTTTCACCATTAGGTTCATTGTCACCATCCTGCAATATTGCAGCAACATATGCAACTCCTATTAACAAGTTGACGGCATTGGGAATTGCTGTAATCTTCCCAACTGGTAATGACTTTAACTATACTAATATTGATAATCCAGCATGTCTGCCAGGAGTGCTAGCAATTAGTTCAGTAGATGATAGAGGTCGCCTTGCACTCTATGCCAACTATTCTTCTAGAGTAGATTTTGCTTCTCCAGGAAGTCTAACTGTAGCAGTTCCAGGCGGTCAGTATAAAACAGACTATGGCACATCTTTGTCCGTAGCAACTTTTGGGTCGGGATGGCTTAAGATTCTTAATGCTAAAAACCTATCTTATGCAAACCAGTATGCCCTAATTAAATCTACTGGAACAAATTATACAAATATTATGGTAAAGCAGAATGTGCTTGCTATTAATATTGCAAAGGCTGTACAATAATATTATGTTTGATAAAAGCGATGATGAAATTATTGGATGGCTTGAAGAAGAAAAAGCCTTAATTTGGGATGGTATGGACGAATTTGGAGAAGCCATCTTTAAGTTTGATTTAGAAAAGCTAAAGGTAGTCATGCCAGAGCTTTATACAGAAATCATGGCAGACATTGATAGCGATTTGATGGTCCTTTATCAAGAAGGATTTGTTGAAATTGACTATGATGAGGACCTAAATGCAAGGTTTAAAGCCACAGAAAAAGGCATAAGGTGGATGGAAGACAATGGCTTAGATTTTCCATTCCCAAATTAATCAATTATACGATATAATATAAACACAATCACTATGGAGGTGAAATATGGATAACAATCAGCAGACCCCATCTCAGGCAGCAACAGCTCCAGAGGTAACATCAGCATCATCCCCAAATTCAGCAGCAGCTCACGCTGTAACGAATCTTGGAGTACACGAGCCAAAGATCATGTCAGGAGCTTCAGTACAGAGCCCACTTACAGGTGCAAATGAGTCAATGACTACAGGTGCAGCATTCGGTGGCCCAATCGTATCAACAGAGCAGGGTAGCGTAAACAACGCAACACGCCCAACAGCTAACTAATTTAAGGGGGAATAATGGAGAGCGTCTACGATAAAGTAGTAAAATTAACTGCAGAAATTTTAAAGTCGTGGAAGCCAGACCCTGGCGTTGTTTCTCCATTTTCCTCATCAAGCAGTCAACATCAAGAGGTTAGCGATAACCATTTAGAACATTATGTTAAGCAACATGTGGTATCAGAAAATGTAGATATTGCATCAATGTTTAGCTCAAATTTATTTACGAATGGCGGTGAAACAAAAATGACAGAAAAGACACTAGATGTTAACGCATCAACAACAACAGAGAATTCTTATGCTAATCCAGCATCTGCTACAACAGAACCAGATGCTCAGAGTGCAATAGCAATTACAAAGTCAGCAGAAATTCCACATACAACAGTTGGAACGACTGCAAACACAACAGAGCAAGCCCCTTCTAAGGGTGAGACAACAGAACCTATGGAGAAAGCAGCAGATTGCAAAGACTGCGGTAAGCCTATGGCTATGTGCAACTGCGATGGCATGAAAAAAGCAGAGAATTGCCCAGATTGTGGCAAGGCTATGACTATGTGCATGTGCGATGGTATGTCCAAAGCAGCAGCAGAGAAGTGCCCACATTGTGGTCAGTCAATGCCAATGGAAAAGACAGTAGACGGTGCTCCAGTAGTATCAGCAGAAACTGCTCCAAACCATGAAGCAGCAGGATTTGACAGCATTGCTAAAGCAGCAGACGAAGAGTCTGCAGAAGAAGAGGCTTCAGAATCTAAGGAAGATGAAGCAAAAGAGATGAAGAAATCTGTTTGGGGCGGAGCATTCGCACCAAGAATTAACGGTAAGCTTTAATCTTATTTAAAACTATATAACAGCGGGGATTAAAACCTCCGCTGTTTTATTTCTAAAGGAGAAAAATGAAGGTTGGAATATTCGGCAGTAAAGACTGGACAGACTACTCAGATCTTATACGCAATATGACTGTATTCATTCAAGAAGCGCATGAGTTAGGTCATGATAACATTTTATTAGTCCATACTGGGCTAAAGGGTGCAGAAAACATGATCACGGAATATGTAGGAAAAACTGAAAAGTTTTTAAAACAAAAGAATTTTAAATTAAAAGAAGAATTGCATCGTGGAAAGTCTCCAGTTATAAATGATATGGCTGTGATTGAATCGGGCTTAGAGTATGCAATTATATTTTCAACGGGCTGTGCTAGAACAAAATCTTCAATGAAGGTACTAAAAGAATATGGAATACCACATCTTCTAGTAGAAAGTGCTTGACAGATAATGCCTAAAAATGATACAATAGAAGTTCAGCTTACTCAGATAGTAAGCCTTTTAACAGAAATTAAAGACATGTTAAAAGAACAAAAAACAAAAAGAGAAAGCAAGTTACCAAGACAGATATGAAAAATCTAGAAGAGCTAAGTTACAAGCAAGCCCACGATTTTGTTGAATCAAACAAAAAGGCTGGATTTTACTGGGATGGATACACAATTGTAAAGTGGTCCCCAGGACATAATGGTTATACTCAAACCAATGGCATGTTTAAAAACAATAAATGGGGTTACGCAAATAAGTACCCACTAACAAGTAAGGGTACATGGTTAATTCCATCTAAATATGTCAAGCATTCTTAAAGAATTAGGTATTGATGAAGAAGACCTAAAGTGGTATCATCTTGCTGCATGCAAAGGCATGAGCATTAATTGGTTTTATGATGATTACGAAAATGATAAGATTACGGCACAAACTGCTGATGAAGTATGTTTAAGTTGTCCAGTGATTAAGCAATGTTATAAAGAAGGCGTTGCCATGAAAGAATTTGGCGTACGTGGCGGGATCTTTATGGATCTTGGTCGTGTAGATAAACAAAATAATGCACATAAGACTAAAGAGACTTGGGATACTTTAAAGAAAATTCATGGAAAAAATATTTTATAACGTATCTATGGCTAAGGCCATTAGAAAAGTTAAAATGCCTGTCAAAGATCTTAGAATGGATGTAAGAGCCAGGCCCAATTATCTAGCTTTAACTGTATACGAAGAAAACATAATGCAATACGAAATTGATAAGAGAGCAGATATCATGGAGTACTTGTTACTTTGTAGACAGTTAATTGAATCTTTTGGGGTTCGATGTGAAATAGAAGGAATAAAATATGTCCCTACACAGAAAAGTATTCTTAATTAAAGAAGCAGTTTATGCTGATTTAATTGCAGAGGGAGCTTATGCTTCTAGAGTTAGATATATATATGGTGGCGTTATGTACGATGTAGTTGTTGAAAACGATGACTACGAAATGCTTTATGATGATTGGGAGAATGAAGAATGAAGTGTTATTCTTGTGGGAAGCAGAAGAGTGAATTGCATCCAAAGAAGTCAGAATTAATTGATGGGGTATCCTCTCTGATGTGTCAATCTTGTATTGATTCTAAGCTTGAGCCTAGGTGGGTAGTTGTACTTTGTGCAAGATCTAAAGGTCCAGATTCAGTTAGAGACTTTATAATCAAACGTAGATATCTTGGCAATGAAATACTTGCTAATGAATTGATTGCATAGGAGAAGAAATGATTAAGATCACAAATGATATGGCAGAAGTAGTTGCTGCTAAGGATGCTGTAGTATATTTTAGTGCTGAATGGTGTGGTCCATGTAAGCAACTAAAACCTCAAATGGCTAAAGCTGCTATGCAGGATGAATCTCGTGATTACTTCTTCGTTGATGTTGACAAGGTTGATTCAGAGTATTTAAACAAGTACGCAATTCAAAGCATCCCTCAAGTTTATAAGATCAACAAAGGCGTTCTTGGAACAAAAATTACCGCAAAGAATTCAGACGAAATCATAGAACAGGTAAATGGATGACAAGCATTGTTGCTGTTGTAAAAAACGGTAATGTAACTATCGGTGCCGATTCTCAAGTAACTGATGGAGCAAGACCGCATAAGCATGCTCAAATGGAAAAGATTACCAAGAATAATGGATGGCTTATTGCAGGTAGCGGTGACTCTCAACCATGCGATATTCTGCAACATATTTTTGTACCGCCAGTTCCTAATGCAAAAGAACGAGAAGATCTTTATAAGTTTATGATAACTAAATTTGTTCCAGCTATGAAAGAAGTTTTAGAAGAAAATAACTGGAAAGAAGATCCTAACGATAAAGACTCTGGTTTCAATATGCTTTTTGCTTACAATGGAGAAGTGTTTGATATAGGTAATGATTTTAGTGTTTTGCTGAATAGCGACGGCATATATGGGGTGGGCAGTGGCTCATCATTCGCTATTGGTGCGTTGTACGCTGGGGCTAATGTAGAAAAAGCTCTAGAGATTGCTGCTAACAATGATGTTTACACTTCTGGACCATTTCAGATTGTAAGGCAACAAAAAGCAAATAAGATAGTAAAGGCTAAATAATGTCAGATACAGAATTTTGGGATTGGTTTAATATTGGAGTCAACAAGGGATGGGTAACTAATCCATTTTGTCAAACTCATGACGGGGGATACGATGTTATGACCGAAGAAGAAGTTAAGGAATGGGAAGATGGCGGAGACCCATGCATGACAGTAACTAGAATAAGTTATCTTGGATGAGCATAGATTATACTGGTATACCTTCTCCAGTGTGTCCTGCTTGTAGTAGTTCAAGATTTTTAACTTGGATCATAGTTGATCCAAATGATTACGAAATTGGTATGTACGGGATAAACGGTGAATGTTTTGAATGTCATACAAAATACACTATAGGAACCCCTATGGATAGCCCAGACAAAATAGAAATGGATATGGAAGATGACGAATATTAATCCTTTAGGAAAGCTTTTGCTTGTTAAAGAAATAGAAACTACAGAATCAAAAACTGCTTCTGGTTTAGTTTTAACTGCTACTGCAACAGAGCAAGATCTCAAAAGAGGTACAGTAGTAAAGGTGGGGCCAGGAGAGGTTAGTTCATTTAACGGAACCTTGTATCCAGTTGACACAATTAAAGAGGGCATGATAGTATATTATTCTCCAAACCACGCAACTGAGATTAAAGATGCAGTTGGAGAAAAGTTCTACTTTGTTAATAGCGGAGTACTATTTGGATATGAGGATAATAATGCATAAGGGTTTAGGCGCAAAGGCACAAGCAAGAGGTCATAAGCGTAGAGCAAAGACTATTGCAAGAAAGCAAAACAAATTAAATAATTTAATGTACGTATCAAAGCTTATGTTTAAGTATGGACGTGAACTTAATTTGAAGACAAATCTTAAGGCAGGCGAAAGATATCTTAAGGATTATTTAAATGCCTAAAGAAGAATCAATTCTAGACGAAGCTAAAAGAATTGTGCATGGTGATCGTGGAGAAAACTATGGTCATCCTTTTGAGGATTTTTCTCGTACCGCTCAGATCTGGTCAGCAATTCTGGGAACAAAAGTTACTCCAGAAGATGTAGCATTGTGCATGGTTGGACTTAAGATTAGTCGTGAAGTAAATCGTCCTAAGAGAGATAACATCGTAGATGGGGCTGGATACTTTGAAACATTGCAGATGGTAAAAGAAGAGCGTAAAGCAAGAAAGATAAGAAGTTTAGTGCAGGGTGCATTAGAAGGATTGTCTGATTAAAATTGGGAGCTGTCAAGTTAATTAGAAAAAAAGTATTTCAAGAGATACTAGATTTTTTGAATGAACAGGATGACGATACCCCATACACATTATATCTTTTAAGAAAAAAAATTAAAGAAGAGTTAGAAAGAGATTAATATGTTTGTTAATTTTAAGAAAGTTTCAAAAGATGCAATTGTTCCGCACTATGCAAATCCAGGAGATGCGGGAGCTGATTTGTATGCTTCACAAGATTTTATAGTAAAAGCACATCGTGTAGGTGCGGTTCCAACTGGTATTGCTATAGAACTTCCTAAATCGTATGTAGCATATGTAAATCCTAGATCAAGCATGGCTATGAAGGGTATAGGAATCTTAAATGCACCAGGAACTATTGATTCTGGATATCGTGGAGAGATTAAGGTAATCTTAGTTAATAACACAGATGAAGATTTTTATGTTGCAAAAGGCAATAAGATAGCACAACTTGTGTTTCAAGTTTATCATGAAGCAATATTTAAAGAAGTAGAAGAACTATCTAATTCTGTGCGTGGCACAGGTGGATTCGGATCAACAGGAGAATAAAATGGAAATTCCAGTAAGCCCAAATGATTTAAATGAAGTAGTTTATAATGTTGCTCGTGATGTAGCTGAACAACGTGCAATTGACGGTAAGATCGAAACGATCACAGAAGAAATTTCTGCTGAGGTTTTAGATGAAGTTATTTTTATTGTTGAGCGTTACATGTATTACATTAATTCATTAATGGACACACAACGTTTAGCACAAACACCAAAGATTGAACTAAAGTAGTGGCAACAAGAAAAAAGCCTTGGCATAAAGATTTAATTAAACTTAATTGGATATTTATTTCTATTGCATCGTTAGTGCTGCTTGTTGAAATATTAAATGCAGTTGAGATTGCACACATACGCAATGATCTTTTCAACTATTATCTATATCCATAATTAGTTAAATAATGATATAATTATCTTGTAGCGGTATCTCTCATTACTGCTACAAAGAGGTGATGGATATCAAAAAAGCAATAAAGCATATAGAAAAAAGCATAGAAAGTCTAGCAGATTGGTCAGCACACGTAGCTGGAAGCCCGTGGTTTCTTATTACGCATCTGATTTGGTTTGCATCTTGGGTGCTGTTCAAAGTAGAACCGTTCCCATATGGACTTTTAACAATGATAGTTTCATTAGAAGCTATCCTGCTATCTGGTTTAATTTTATCTGCAACTGACAGGGAATCTGAGCGTGACCGTAAGGTTATGAACAGAGACTTGCGAGTATCTTTAGATACTCAAAAGTTATTACAGCATATGCATGAAGAATTAAGTCAGATCAAAGAATATGTCACAGGGGAAGGGGAGGGATCTGAAACATGATCAATCTTCTTCTCTTAGGTATCATCATTGTACTCATACAATCCAATATGAGATTATACTGTAAATATAAAAATCTTAAACAAGATAAATAAATACTAAAGTCTCATAAATATGATAAGCCAGAGTGGCCCTGCGGGGCCATTTTGGTTGTTGACTGGTTAATACTCATTTGATATAATTGAGTTATAAGGCAAAGGAAGATAAAATGGAACAAAAAGAAAGACTAGAAATTATGTCATCAATTATTGTTGAAACAATGATTGAGAATTATAAGCAGTATGGCAGCATGAATAGTATGGCTGAGACAGATATCGAAAAGCTTATAGGTGATAATATTCAGGGTGTTACCCAGATGGCCAATTTGGTTTCTGAAAGAATAGATGCTAAACTATTCCAATAAGGGGTAAAATAACATGAAATCAATTTATAACATAGATTTAAACTCAGCCGAAGAGACACCTAATTTCTTAGAGCAATTTAAGGGAAAAGTTTCTTTAATTGTAAACACAACTGTTGGTTGCGGTAATGCAAATCAATTAGAAGTACTTCAATGGCTTCAAGATAAATATGGCGGGGATGATTTTCAGGTTATAGCCGTACCTACAAATGATTACTGTGGACCAGGCGTAACAAAAGGCAAGTGGGCAGATGGAATTACCTGCGGTCTTGATTCAAAGCTTTACGGAGAAGATGTTTACAACGTTACATTTAAGTATTCACAAATGGTATCTTCAAACCCTAATAAATTAGTTGGGCCATTACTAGGTCAACCAGAAGGTCATAATGGCCTTGGTCAGCCAAACGGAGAGCCACATGAATTGTACAAAGAAATAGCTAAACAAATTTTAGCAGTCGGCTCAGCTGCACCAAAATTAGAACTTAATTATAAATCACAATGGTTAAATCAAGGTTTTTATAGTGGTGAATTTATGGGCGGAAATTTTGAAAAGTATTTAGTAGATAAAGACGGATATGTATCAAAACATTTTGCATGCACAACATTAAATTATGATATTGAAAAAACATTAAAAGAATCAGAAATTGAAAAAGGTACACCAGCGGGTATGGGTGAAGGAAGATCAAAAGAAATATTTGATGAAGAGTATAGCGTTATCTGTGGTTTTATTGAAGAATTAATTGCAGGTAAAAAGTCTGAAATTAATCCAGCTAATAATTTAATAACAGCATAATACCTTATTCAAAAAATTGACAAATAATATAAAAATTTGATAGTATTAGGCATGAATCAAAAAGAAGATCCTATGGATTGGGATGACATTATGAAACTTGAATCTTCCCGTCGCATAGAACTGTTAACTAAAGCTATTGTTGCAAGAGCAAAACAAGAAGTTGAACAAACTTATGGAAATAAAAAAAGACATAGACAGTAAATCTATTGACATGTACCCTATTGATAAGGTAAAATAACACAATGCAAACATTCTTACCATACCCCGCAATGCGGGATAGTCTTGATGCGCTTGATAATAAGCGTCTTAACAAACAAGTCTTAGAGACTTATCAAATACTTAATGTATTATCTGGTCAATCTAAATCTGGTGCTTGGCGCAATCATCCAGCCGTTTTAATGTGGGAAGGTGCTGAATCTGAACTATGGCGTTATGGCATGACAGCAATTAAACTTGCAGATCAACGTGGCATTAAAACAGAAAATAACCTTGCTAATATGAATGCACTTGCTGCAAAAACTTCAACATATTGGGGTAATGATGAACCAATGTGGCGTATCAATCCTACAATTATTAAACGTGTAAACACTACACACAAAGCAAACTTATATCGTAAAGATCCTGAATATTATGCAGAATACGCTAATGCAGTTAATGACGAATATAATCAACCTTGTTGTGAAGGATGTTTATATTTTTGGCCTACGCATCCAAGAAAGGTAAAATAAATGGGAACATGTAGTTGCGGTTATACAACAGATCCAGATAAAAACTGTAACGGAACTCATAAAGTAGTAAAAAAAGTCAAAGAAGATTTAAAAATTAGCATTGCATCAAATTGTTTATGGAATAAACCAGAAAATAATAGTTGTGATTGTTCTTGGCATCTAGCAGCAGCTAAGGTTAAATAATTGCAACCATCACCAATAATAAATAAAAACCCAATTCTTCAAGAACTAGTCATGGAAGACATGGCTAAACGCCTAGAACTAGGCATAGAGCGTTACGGGACGGGACTTCAAGCAGATAATGGCAGGGATATGCTACAAGACGCTTATGAAGAAGCCTTAGACCTTTGTGTATATCTTAGAGGAATTATGTATGAAAGGGACAACGCATGACAACATTACTAATAGTTTATTTAGGTTTCTTAAGCCTATTTATTGTAGGGTTTATTCATTATACAGAGCAAAAAGTAAATAATTATAAGTCTATAGCAGAAGACTATAGGAGAGCTTTAAGTATAGCCAGAGGATCTAATAATGCTGAACACTATACTTTCCTGCAAATGGAAAATAAAAGATTAAAAGAAAAGATCTTAAAGCTTGAACCTATTCAGTATGAACATAGGAATGATCACCAAGAAAAATGAGCGAAAAAGAAGGCGGTCACGTGGAAAACCACGATGCATTTATACACAGTTTATATGAGATAACTACCAACAGGTGGAAACTAAAAACTTATCTAGCAAGATTTAGAAAGAAACAAAAGTTTAAATATGAATAATCTATTAAATATGCCAAAGATTATCTGGCAAACTCATAATTATAAATATGAAGATTTACCAGATCATTTAAAAAAGGTTACTAAAACTTGGATAAACTTAAATCCTGGGTGGGAATATAGATATGTTGACAATGAAGAAAGAGATAGGGTAATAAAAAAAGATTATCCTGCTATATATCCATCTTATAAACAAATTGAATGGGATAAATCTGGGGATTTTGCTGATGATTTTTACACTACCTATATGAGGGGAGTTATGCAATCTGACATTTGGAGAATGCTAACTCTATATGAACATGGAGGAGTTTATGCAGATATGGACTCTATATGCATAAAGCCTTTAGATTATGAATTAGAAAAAATTGGGGATAAATATGATGCTGCTATAGTACCCCAACAGGCAGGGCATTTAAGATTTAATAATTGTAATTTTGCTGTAACAAAAAACAATTATGCGTTAGGTCTTTGTATTGAGGAAGCTTTAAACGAAGATTTTATTAATCTTAATTTAAGAAAGAAAAAAGATCCACTTACTGTATTTTCACAAACAATGGGTAATTTTAAAACATCTTATAAAAATTTTGATATAGCTATTCATTCTAAAGATTTTAAAACAGAATTTTTTAATGATTTTTTAGTTGATTATTATGGTAAATTAATTAAATATACTGATTTAATTAAGGATTTAAATCTTGAAATATAATATGGCGGGAATGCCCAAAGGGTTAATTGCTATCCTTATAGCAGAAGTAATTATAGTAACACTTATAAAGATATATGTCCGATAGGAGCAAAAATGAGCGAAAACTGGAACCAAATCAAAGGATCGGATAACCCGATCTTAAATACCATAGGTAATATCTGCGGGAGAATATCAGCTATATTCCTAAAGCCACATATGTGGTGGGGAACTATGTGGGAATGGGATGCTACAGAGGATATAGATAAAGAAGATTTGGACGGGAATTGAGAGATGACACTTCTACTACTAGTATCTATATGGTATATAACCAAGCTATATTATACACATTCATTTAAGATCAATATAGCCAAATCAGACCTATTAGATTTAAGATGTTCAAGTTGTGGTAGACCCATATATCGCTCTATCGAGCATATAAGGGCTATCAATTATTGTACGGATTGTGCATAGTCCCGTCCCCAATACACATAGATAACCCTTCATAGAGCCATATAGACCCTATAGAAGTGGAGCATAGTGGAGTATAGTGGAGAATACATATACCCTTATCCACAATTTATACACAGGTTATCCACAGATATAGGTATCATGTAATAAACCATATAATATAAGGCGTGTCAAATCGTAATATAGTTATCCACAGGTATATCCACATGTACACATAAAATTATATGTGTCAAGTGTTTATGTGGTCATATGTGGTCATATTTTATATGCTACACAAAAATGGACAAAAATAGACAGAATGTCTATATAAATGTCCATAAGTGTTTATGTTTCTTTAGTTTATTATACATATTGTTTGATTATTGATATGTTTTATATAGGTGTTTATACCAGTACTTGTTGGGAGATTTAGGGTGCCTTCGTAATGTCCCGCCAATAAAAGTCGTGGAGATTTTTAGCCCCCATCGTAATCCTTTTTTTTAAGCTATTCTCGACTAATACGTACATATGTTACAAATCGGACATATGTGATAAAAAGAAAACCTCCACAGGACCCGAACCCGTGGAGGTTATAATGGACTTGGCAGATTTGCCTGAACGCCCTATCTCGTTGTATAATTATACCACTGCATCTATAATCTTGTCAACTGAGTTATAGTATCCCTCTGATCCACAAGCACAGTAATAATTTGCGGGAACATCTGAGCACTCCCAATTATGGTTATGGCTCATACTAGTACCTCAACAAATTGATTAAGTTCAAATGTCATAGAGCCAACTGTAACTGTATTATTAATTAAGTTAATCTCTTTATATTCATATTGCTCTTCGTGGTCTACTTCTTCTCCAATGTAGATACCATAGCCTGTCTCTGAATCCCGCCCGTCCTTGGTCAACTGGTCCACTAGGATACGAGTGGCATAGGATGTATCACGTGTCTTGATACGGGGCATAGCGGCCTTGATGGCAGCCTGCATAATCGCCACTGACTCTGTGCCATCCCAGTGTGCATAGACGTTTAGGTTTTGAGCGGGGTTAGATGTGGTGATGATTGTATAATTAGTTCTTGCTCCCATTATTCATTCTCCTCATAGTATAGATTAACTACTTCCATTATTTCTTTACATAGCACAATAGCATCACGCATAGTTACTACGTTAAGTTGCATTCTAGATACTAGGTCAACATAACTTAAAGCAAGTCTAAGATATCTTTTTTGCTCTCTAACTGGCAATCTACCTATTTGAGTTGCAATTAGTTCTAGATTAGACTCTGCGTTAAGTAACATATCATTAGTCTGTTTAATATACTTTTGGTTTATACTTTGCATAAGTCCCCTATCTTATCATATTCTAACGAGTTTGTCTAGTGCTCTCACTATTTGAGATGGAGCCTTTACTCCACCTGCACAATTACAATTGGACATGTGCTTTTCGCAATCCCCGCACATTACGTACCCAATGCGTACCCCCAAATTGTCCATCCCGTAAAGTGTACGAGAGACTCTGACTGGGGGCACATCTTGGTAAGGGTTTACGCTAAAGGGGTTGAGACTACCTTTGAACGCTCCTTTGGAGCCTTAACTGGATAGCCTGCAGCCTGTAGGGCCAGGACCATGTCTTTGCTAAAGCGACCACGAGCCCCTGGTGTAAAGCCCTTTGAAACTAGGAATTCACGTGGGGACTGTGCTGGTGTTGTTTGTACTGCTGTTGACTTTGCTGCCTTTGTTGCCATATTATTTTGCCTCCATTAGTTGTTGGTATTCTTCTTCATCTAATTCGTCGCAATGTACGACGAAACCTTTGTTTACAATCCATTCACGGACTGATTCATATAAGTCATCCCACCCGTATTCAAGTGAGAAGATATGATTCTCATCAATGACTACCGTCATGATCTCATCAGGCTTCTTGCGCCATAGGTACTCAGGTTCCATATCGCTATAGTCCATCTCATACAAACTTAACAATGTATGATAGGCGGCGATATCACCAAAAGCGGGACGGTAATTGGCTTTTGAATTAGAGTAATTAGTTAAACTAATCTCTACATCCACTAGCATATCTATACGTTCTTGTGTTGTTATATCCATGGGCGTTATCCTACCATACCAGCATCGGCCTTGTCAAGGCGATCTCGCTGAATATATTCCTGTACGATATCCATAGTTATACATAGATTGCAATCACATTCATTTGAATGCCCGTCAATGTCTGTGTATATTAAATTAATTAGTTCTATAAGTGTCATTCAAAGATCTCCTTAATTAGTTCTGTGTGTAGGACTTTGACACCCTTATATTTATTTAAGACCTTATTCATCTTGTCGTCATATGCACATGTTAGTTCCATCTGGTTATCATGTAGCATTTCTACCTCTACCCCGTGCTTCCAGGCTTCTACCATGAGTGCTCCCGCCGTTTGGCGGGAGCCAGCATCAATTGTAACAATAGCCATTAACGCTCCTCATAGTTGACTAATACATAATCAGATACATCTAGATCTCCATCATAGGAAGAAACATGCACACTATTTTCTAATAGAGTCTGCAAAGCATCTTCATCAGTTAGATCAACTGTGACAGTTCCCGAGATTTCGATAGTTGCAACAAATTCAACATCTTTAGTTAACGAGATGCTAAAGAGTTCTGCAATCTGTAGAAGAGTTCCCTGATCACCAGATTCAAGGTAGTTCTCCTTGATAAGTTCTTCTAGTGCTACTTCCTTCTCATAACTAATCATAGCCATCTTTGCATCTTGACGGGCACGTTCCATAGCCCAGTCAAGTTCTGTTACCTTGGTAGTAACATATTCAGCCTGACCATCTACAATCTTCTTGTAAGTGACCAAAGCATTTGGGTTGTAGTTCTCCTGCATTGTTTCCATGTTATCTTCTTTCTGTTCGGTTATAGGGAGTATTGTAGCATCTACCACTGACAACGGTTCCAAGACACGCCCGCAAGGGCATGTGATATTTGTCACAGTGGCGGGAAATCCAAACTTATCCGATGTAGTAAGTTCAATTAAACAATCACAATAGTCTGGATCACAAGCATATATATATTTAGTTGATATTAAATCCATTATACATTTGCCTCCACTGGGTGAATTGAACAACCTTCTTCTGATGTGCCAAAACCACAGGTAGAGCATACATTGTTTTCGCAATCTTCGCAATATTCCATACAATCATATGCATCACATTCATTACACTTGGTTTCATATTCTAAACCAGCAATATATTTACCACGTAGGAATTCACATTCTCCACCCCAGCCTGTCTCTTCTTCGTAAGATAAAGTAAATAGAAGGTCAGGGTACTGTGCAGATAAATTTTCTAGAGCAGGAAGAGGACGTGACCAAGCAGTTTCAAAGTTATAATAAACTACTAAGTTATCACCATTGGCAACAGGACCCTCCATATATGTATTTGAATCTTCTTTCTCATCAGATACGGCTACATCCCATTTAGTTCCCCAGTTACGGTTATTCCAGTTGTACCAGTCTTCTCCTTCAAACTGTACAAATTTACTAAAGTCAGCATCCTTACCAAAGTTAGGTTGCTTCATATATGCATCTAAATCAGATGGCTTAACAATATTCCAGAAAGCAAAAATTGGGGCGGGATAAAGACTTTTCTTAACAACTTGCTTACCTGTAGCCATATCAAAAGAGTCAAACTCTCTTTCAAATGGTTGATTCATCTGATTAACTAATTTAGTTACAGATTCAGGATTACCTTCAATTGTAAGACCATTATAAACCCAGTTCGGCATATCATTTCCTTTGTTCGTAGTTATAAGGCATATTCTAGCATACCCCACTGACATTTGTCCACATAGCCTATACTTGTTTAATCGTAAAGGGTTTGACATATATCTTCTTAATGTCTAACTTTAGGGAGATTTTATACCCCTTCGTAATTGTGATTTTACTCACACCCCGCGCCCCCATCACTTACATTTTGTCAAGTGATTATTCAGCGTGTCGTGTGCAAAGTTTGATCGCACCTGGATTTCAGCTTTGCACTTTGGACATATTACAACTTTTTTATTTTCCATGCGATTCTAACGGGACTTGAACCCGCAGCCTCTACCGTGACAGGGTAGCGATCTAACCAATTGATCTATAGAATCAAGAGAGGTGAGGGGCTTTCGCCCCTCACGATTTATTAAGCGGTTAGTGATAACACTTGCTTAACAATTTTATTTTTTTCTGCCGTGATAACAGGATCAAATCCTGAAGCAGAATAAACGAGAGATTCGTTAGAACCTTTACGAGCAGTGCGGAAGTAATCAAGACGCTCAGTTAGAGCATTAACAACGCCCCATGCTGTACCCTTGATGTTAGCATTAGTAGGAGAGTTATGGTACAACTCATCAAGCAGGACAACCTTATTTTCCCACTTAGTGATAGCACCCTTTTTATCTTCTTCTGGCTTAGGATAAAGAGTGTTGATGATCTTGCTGAATTGTGCATTCGTTACTTCACGAGTGAACAATTCGTTAGCCTGCTTAGAGAACTCATCGAAGTATGCAACCGACATACCTAGAGCCTCACGAGCAGCAGCAATTTTGCCATCAACAGTAGCGGTGTGGCGAATCTTGAAAGATTGCTTAGCCTTACGCATAGCGAAATTAAGTGTATTTTGGCACTTAACACGCACAGGCGTGATACCTGCTTGAATAGCGACAGAACCATCGTGTGAAGTGTGAACAACTAAATAAAGATTAGTTATATCATTAGCACCAGATGGATCAAGAACTAACTGGTTAGGAATAGACCATGAGCCATAAACTACACGACCATTCTTGAATGAACCAGCAGAGTCAATTTTGACTTCTGGATTAGAGTCATGCAGATTCTGCGCAAATGCAAACAAATCTTCATTCTGCACTTCTTTATAGCGTGAGCCTACTGTGGCGAGAACATCTTTCTGCCCGTCGGTGTAAGGGTTATCACGCACGACAAGATAAGATTCTGTAACCATCTTATAGTCGGGGACTAATTCGGAAATAGGCTCAAGGCGTACATTCCAATTAGAGAGTTTAGCAGCATCCATAATTTCTGATACTGTTGGGGCTTCTGTATCTGCATCGAAAATCTTGTTAGCATAAGAATGCCATGCAGGATTAGAGCGGGAATCCACAAGAGCGAATGATACAGAACCATTCTCTACTTCGGACTTATGAGCGGTGTTGTTCATATGAACCTTCTTTCTGTTGTTGAAGCCTTATTCTAACATAAGCCACTGACATTAGTCAAATCTATTTAATACGGAGAGTCTTAATAAAAGCGATAAATCCGACAACTAGGACAATGGGTGTGATTAACATCACAAGGGGCACTATGATTATTATGGACATCGGAGAAGTATACAATGTTTGACTGGTCATTGTCAAACTCAGAGATTTGGGAGGGTCTTCGTAAAACGGACAAATCGGGCGGCCCGCGCCCCCAGCTGCACACTTTGTCAAATTAAAATTAAGCGGGTGGTCTAAGGCTACTTAGACACTTACCTGTTATCACTCACGACCCGCTAATTATTTATTTACGCAGAAGTTTTTACCATTGCAAAACGCTTTGCGCCATTTGCTAATTGTAACTGAACACGAGTAACTTTATTTGATACTGGTGCAAACTTTGTGATGCGACCTGTAACACCTGTGCGAGATGTTGTGAATAGATCACCGATCTGATATGTGTATCCTTGTAGTGTCATTGTTTTTTCCTTTTCTATATTCGGGTTATAGTGGTGAGCCAGTTTAGCGACTTGGCTCAGGTCGTTACTTATTTAGAGATATGAAGCGATTGACTTCATAGTTGAGGCAGAAACATATTCCTCGTCGGTCATACGCAAGATGTTAAGTGCATTTGTGATTTCTTCTCTTGCAGAAATAATTGTGTGTTCATACACAACCTCGAAATCACGCTTTGGCTCTACTGGGAATCCAGCCAAGTTAGTTGGAACATCATAGTCAATGTTCACATTTTGATTATATGCTCGGTGTGATACACGGAAGTTAGTTGCTTGCGAGATATTTGCAACACAATAGTTCTGCAACTGGGTCTGATATTGCTTCCAAGCAATTTGATATGCTTCTTCATTTGCAGTTGATGTTGCAAGTTTAGCCTCTAGTGATGCTAACTTATCTTCTAGTGCCTTAATTACCTTTGGTGTTGCTACTTTAACGGAGATTGCTCTAGCCATTTGTTTTCTACTTTCTATTCGGGTTGTTGTTTGAGAGATTATTATAGCACCCCCCACCGACATTGGTGGGGGTAGCCGATACTTATTTAATTAAGCAAGTGTAACTGTTGTAAAACGCTCTACGCCGTCTACATCAAGCAAGACACGAGTCATTGTGTCGCTGATAGGCTCGATAGCCTTGATAACGCCAGTTACCTTTGACTTCTGTGTGGTAAAGAGGTCGCCTACCTGATATGTGTTTGTTCCGATTGTCATTGTTTTTCCTTTTCTGTTGTTGTTATAGGTGGTATTTTACCATAGCCAGCCAACCTTTGTCCAACTGGCTATGGGCGTGTCGTGTGTGAGTTACATCACACGACAATTATATTTAGTTTAGTAGTCCTCTGGCTCTACTTCATTTAGATACTCATCTTCTGAGCACCAAGCTTCGAGATGATGACTTTCGATGATCGCATAAGCGGGAGCATAAGTTTCTCCTCGCCATAGTACGCCATCAGGCAATTCGATATTACGATCCATGTCCATTTCCCAATATGCGTCAATAGCATCTATACATGGCTGCACCATAGATAGCGGGACTGGTGGATAATGATTACCTTGTAAGTGATAACCGATAGCGGATTCTAAATCCAATTCAGGCATAGTAGCCAAGTCATTTGCAAGTGTTGATCCCATTTAATTATTTACCTTTCGGGCGGTAGAAGTTTTTAGTATACATTTTGCCATCAGGCATAGTTAGATTATAGGTCGCATATTCATTAGCGAACCCCCAGTCTACACATCTAGCGAAAGAGTTAAACGCTTCGAGTGCATCTGCTAATTGGATAGTATGATGCGGGGCTTGACCATCATAGGCGGTAGTGAGTTTATACATTAGTCGTTCTCCTTTGTTTCCCATATTGTACCAGTTGCCACTGACATTGTGTTCCAAGTGGCTTCTTTATAGTCTTCCCACAATTTATCTAATTCATTAAGCATAGTAAGCCAATTCTGTTAGGAGATGAGCATAGCCATCTTTATCTGATTTAAGAGATAATTCGCAAGCATTACATTCCCACGCATAGCGAACAGTACGACCCGTACCAAGTGTAGCGATACACATATGGGTCATTTTTTCTGAGCATACTGGGCAATAGGCAGAAATCTCCTGCCCTAGCCCACCAAGTTTAATAGTCATATTAGTCCACCAATTCTGAGTCAATGCCTACATAAACAGTAGTCCAAAAATCTTCTGGAATAAATCTATGAACAGATGGATTATAAGTAGGGCGAACCTTGCAAGCAAACGCAAGATAACCTTCGGGTGTTGAGTGTTCCATATCTCTACGGAAATCTGCATATTGGATTATACCTTGTCCCTTTGAGGACTTTACATATTTGCCTTCTAGGGCTTGTGAGATTAGCATATTTGCTACCTTCTTTCTTTGTTTCTAATAGTTGGAATTATACACGACACCACCGACATTCCTCTACTTACTAGCCAGTAATTCCAGCATATGAGACGCTCAGGTTATGTGAGTTGGCTCACATCTGATTAGTCAGAGTTTTTTATGACCATTCGTAACGGCGTGTCGGCTTGACGGGGCGCGGCCCCTGCATCTTTATGCATTGCATTGCATATTTAAACAATGGGCCCACCCCTGGACCCATTGCATTCTCTCTACCCGTCGCAGCTAAAATTTATGATCTACATTTAAATTTTCAAAAGCTAACATTGCAGCAAATTCAATCTCTTCAATGGATGCTTCGGACCAATCTAAATAACAACCTTCATCAATTTCATCTTGTACAAGTAGCGCAACGTCCATTGTTACGCCAAGATAATCAGAAATAATTTCTGTAAAAATGTTTTGGCCCTGTAGTTTAGTTTTCATCTTCGATCCCTTCGAATGCTCCGAGTTCACGCATTTCTGACATCATATGATTAAAATCAGATTCACTCATCAGAACCTGTGTCATATTAGTTGCAACGCCTGCAGTTAAAATTGCAGTGTACTTCATTAACAATTGCAAGACGGCAGGATTAAAATCAGTTTGTTGTGCAATTTCTGCAGCAACTTCCATTGACTCATATGCATAAACAGCATTAGAGCAGGCTTCTTGGATAGCAAGGGCGGTAGAGATATTTGACATATTAGTATTCCTTTTTGTATTTTGTTTTACGGGTATATTTTTTCTTGTTGCGGATGGGCGTAGCAGAATTGCTACGCCTTAACTCCTGTATACGGCGGACTTTATCAGACAATTTCGATAACGGCTTCGCTAGCATTTTCATTTACCTCATAGAGTTTTGCAACTAATAGAGACGGAGAAGTTACATTACCGATTAACTCTCGGACACAATCTTCATTCATAGAAATAAAGATCTGAGCAGGTACCATAGAAATTCGCTTTGCCATAGATGACTCAGGCTTTACCTTTGAGACATAGTTGATTCCATTAACTGTGAAAGGGTAAGCGTTCCAGTTTGTTGTATCGAGTTCGTGCATTTTCATATTATTTTCCTTCTTTCGGGTTTGAGGTTGTTATTGTAGCAGATAGGGCTGACATTCCTTTAAGGCGTGATTCCTCACGCTTGTTTTGGACATAAGTTTTAAATTCGTCTAGATTCATATATATCACCCTTCGTCATATTCTAGAGACATTGGAAAGGCATCGCTTGAGTCTGCCCACCCATACATTCCCATTTCTTGTTGATCATAGCATTCAGGGCAGACATAGTCATCGCCATAGATGTCATACTCTTCAGCAGAGTCAAAAGTTTGGCTTGCACCACAAATTTCATAGTATAAGCAAGCGACTTCAAAAGTAGTTTTATTAGTCATTATCTGACCTCCTCTAGTGTTAGGCAAAGTGGGTTGCATTCGCAATAATCAAAATCAAAATCACCATCAGGGCTAACCCAACCAGTGATACCTTGACCATAGCAGAGATCGCAATTTTTAAAAGTGCATTCCCAGCAAGTAGTTGCCCCAGTATAAGGAGCGTCATATACGGAAATCTCTCCGCAGGATTTGCCACACTCTTGGCAATTTATTTTTAGTGAAGTCATTTTAACTTCCTTTCTTTTGTTTAACGGATTTATTATAGCAGAGCCCACTGACATTGGGCGGGGGGAGCTTTAAATGCAGAGAATACACTCACACTTAGGGGCATTTCCACCCAATAGGATTTTTAATAAGGCTATACGCTGAGGCGTAGATAAGCCATAAGAAGAAGTACATCCACCATTGTTAAATTCGTGAACGATTTGATTTTCTAATTTAGCGGAAATTCCAAGGGTTTTTCCGATATTTACTTTATTTAGTGTAGTCATTTTGACCACCTTTCTTTATTTTCTAATAATAGTATTATCTCACAAAATATCGCTACTATCAAGTATACTCGGGAGTATCTTAAATAGTGAGACGCTCAGACTATGTGATTAAATTCACAAAACTCGGGAGAAATTCGGACATATCGTAACAAAGGGTACAAATCGGGCCGCGCCCCTGCCCTGAAGTAAGTATTTTATACCTACTTCAGAGCATTTTTTATTTATTTAAAATCTTTGAAAATATTTTCAACAATTTTTAACTGTTCATCATTTAAGTGATCCAGCTCGATTGCATTTGAGAATCCGAGAATGTCTTCCATTACTTTACATCCCCTCCCTCATCATTTCCATAGCAAGCCAATTCAAAACGATTTGGCGAGAAGTTGGGGTTATCTGCAAAAAAGAAATCGGAGAAGTCAATTACCAGATCGTGAAAAACATCCGAGTCAATTCGATTTTTATTTTCGTGCAGAATATCTGCCACATTTATGTAGTCTTTACGGCTCATCATTTATTTAATTCCTATCGTGTGTAGTGATGTGTTAGTTTAATTGAGGATTTAAGCCAAGCAATATGATGCGGGGCGTGTATTAAGTGCGGGGCGTAGTAGTGTGCTTTAGTTATGAAGTGTAGCATTATAAATCAAACTCCTCATCAAACTCCACTTCACTATCCTCTATATCCTCGATAGAGATTTCATTATTAGCCTTAGCATTTTCAGCCTCGGTTTCTTCTGCCATAAGCAGATCAAATGCATCAGGCTCGATAGCCCAAGGGTCAAACTTTTTTTCAAATGAATAAGTCATAGTCATTTAGTTATCCTTTCCAATAGTTTTAAAATCTTGATACATAGCATACACTAAGTAACACATTGGCACAAACGCTAGTGCCATAACAGTACGGACGATATAGGTTAGAATAATCATTAGTTATTTACCTCCACTGTGAAGTAACAACGGACATTACCTTGTCCGTTAGTAGTCTGCCAAGCACGCAGACCTTTACTAAACACTACTGATTCTTTACAGAATAAGCAGGTAGTAGAATTAGCAGGGACAGTGTGCAAACTATGCACTTTATTTATAGTGTTCATATTATGAACCTTTCTTTAATTTGATTAGACTTTCTAATCTGTTTTCTTGGCTAGTGTTATTCGCTGTTTATTTGCTTAGGCTCACCTTTCGGATTATTTGCTAAGGCTCAACAGGCTCAACTAGGATTTTTCTATATTTAATTTTATAACTGGAAGTCTAGCATACTATTGCTAGGAAATCAAGCCGACACGCCGTATTTAGAGTGTGATTCCGCTCACATCTAGACAATTCCGACATTCTATCAGAATTCGGGCGGGTGAAGTGTATTCCTGATCTACTA